ATGGTACCATGTTGTAGTAACGCAAACTGGAACTGTAAGAAGATTTTATATAGATGGAGTAGAAGATGCTAATTCTCCTTTTACTTGTCCTGCTTTAGCAATACCATATGATAATTTAACTATTGGTGCTTATAATAATCAACCACCAGCTTCAACTCCCGCTAGTCTTTTATATAGGTTAGATGGTCAATTATCTAATGTACAAGTTTGGGATACTGCGTTAGAACTGTCTGACGTAGAGGATCTTTACAATAACGGTCAACCATTAATGACAGGCACACAACCTGAAGAAGCTAATCTTAGAGCTTGGTACAAACTAAATCAATCAGCTGTTACCGGGTGTTACAGCTGTGCCTTGGGCGGTTTCTATTGCTACTGGTACTCCAGACTATTCCTCTGGTGATGATGGCGCTTACGTACTTAATGGTGAGTTTAGATGTCGTGATACTGGAGCTTATGATTTTAGTGACAGTTTTTATTTAACATTTAGAACTATAACAGGCGCTCACAACAATATAACACTAACAAGTACAGGTGGATATAAGGATACAGACGGAGGTATTAGACTTGAATATAGAATAGATGGCGGATCTTGGGTTCAGTTTCAAGAAGTAGATGGCTCTGGTACGGGTGCTTGGACTTTTACAGCTCCCTCAAGTGTAAACTGTAACACTAGTTATGAACTGAGAGCTCAAATGCATGGAAGTGCTTATTCATATTCTTATATATCACTATATGATATGACTATATCAGATAGTAGTGGTACGTTACTAACAGAGACTTTTGGACAAACCAATTACACTGGTGCACATGGAGGTTCAATTGTAAATCCACCAGCAGTAGCTATTTCAACCGACCACTGGGACATGCCAGATAATAGATCAGCTTCTGAAACCGCTATCGAGTTTAGTGATACAAACCAAAAAATAACGGTAAGTCCAAAAATGTTTTTTCCTGTTGCTAATTCTTCTTTTCAAAAATGCACTATATCTTGGTGGATGCATAGTAGTGCCACATCTTGGTCGACTTTGTTTTTATTATCAGGCAATAATTATAGACAGTTAAAATTTGACCCTAACGGTAAACTGTATTTTTTAGCAGCTGGAGGTGGAAGTTATAGGTATTGGCCGTCAGCTATTTCATTGTATGATGGTAAGTGGCATCACTGTACTTTTGTTATTCCAGATCCTTTAAATATAGAAAACAGTGAATTTTGGATTGATGGAGAAAAACAAGTAGACGCAGGTAATGCTTCTGGCGCTTACGCCGGTCAAAACTACGCAATGGATCAATTGACAATAGGTGTGCCGAGCAGTATAGCAGGTACATTAATTAGTAATTTATACGTTTGGGGTAATGATTTAACTAATTCAGAAATAGAATCATTATACAATAACGGAGTACCTAAGCAAACTAATTTACCACAGACTAGTAATTTAAAAGGTTTTTGGCCTATGGATAAAGCTAACTCCCAATTTGTTAATTATCCTGATAGCGGCGGTTTTATTCCAAATAATTGGTTTTTTAAACCGTTTGGGGTAACGCCTGGAGCTACTGAAGCTATTAATTTTTCAGGTGCTTACCAAAACCAAAACGGTGGTTATGAAGGTTTTAATTTTCCAAATGAAGATTTCGCTTTAACAGATAATAAATTTTTATTAAGTTTTTGGTATAAACAATCAAAAAACACCCCTGGTTATATATTTTTTGATGCTGGTGGCGGTGCTGCAAACACTATATATATTACTGGTGCTTTATTTAGAGTTTATGGTGGAGCTTCATCTGGTAGTAATTTTTCATCTTTTAATTTTGGATTACCTACAAATGGTTTTGCTCATGTAGTTGTATATATGGATCAAGGATCAGGATCTACTTTTGATGCAACAGATCCTTCTAAATTCAAAATGTTTTTAAATGGAGTTGAAACAAAAACTGATAGTATAACTCAAGATTGGCAAGTTAGAACTAAAATAAAAGCATTTGGACATTCTGTTAGTACCGGTCAGATGCAGGGAGTTATGATGAGTAATTTATCTTTATTTACTGGTGACGATGCTGATCCTGCTAATGTCTCTGCTTTGTATAACGGCGGTACACCTGGTGATATATCATCTTTAAATCCATCTATATGGTATAAATTAGATAGTAACACCGTTAGTTTCAACACATCAGGCGCTCCGGAATATCAATTAACAGATTCAAGTGGTAATGGAAATATAGGTATTGGAGCTTATTCATACAATAAACCAGCTAATGGAAAAACTAGTATTCAAACAATAGATGTTTTAGCTAATCAACCAGTAGCTAATGGAACAGTACTTTTACCTGAGTCGGCAATGAAAGTCAACAACGTTTCTACAGTTAATGCTGAAAGTGATAATCTACCTGCTTCAGCTTTAGTTCAAAGTAATTTAACTAGAAAACAACCGTTCAGTAATTATAGTATAACTTTCGATAGCACTAATCTTTGACATAGGTACAGACCCTTCGTTAGATCTTTTTGGAGCAGATTTCAGTGTTTCTTTATGGTTTAAAACAACTGATACAGCTACAGCTTCAGGACTTTTTCAAATAGCTAGTTTTACAAAAAACTTTGCAATTACTAAAGGTAACGCCGCTGATAAGATTGGTTTTGTTGTAAATACCAATACCTGGAAATATAATATAGGATCAGGACTAAATGATGATAAATGGCACAATGTTATTATAGTAAACTCCAACAACAATTATACAGTTTACATTGATAGTGTTTCTTATGTTAGTTTTTTAACTGGTAGTTACAATACGGGATCGTATAACAGCATTGGTAAAGGTCATAACAATTCATATTATTTTGATGGTTATCTTTCAAATATAGCTATTTACAATAGAGCTATTAACAATGAAGAAGTTTTAGATTTATATAATAGCGGTGTTACTCAAGATTTAAATAACAGCCTTACACCTGGACAACCGTATTTTTGGTGGCCTTTAGATCAACAATATACGTATTTTGATGGAACTGATCTAGTTGTTAGAGAAGTTGTAAATGGAAACGACGGAAATGGTCAAAACACAGAGCAACACGACATAGTAGGTGACGCACCTGGTTCAAACGCTAATGGCGTTGGATCAAACTTAACAATAGTGGATTTAGAAGGTGATATGAAAAACAGTAACAAAAACTCATACAGTATTAATATGGCTGATTATGCAGACGGCGTAACTAACCCAGCAGACTCAGGCCGATCAACAAATGTACCTTAAATAAGTAAAAATGACGACATATATAGTGATAGATATAGATACGCAGACTAAGTTAATAGATTTCAGTCAGATAAACACTACGAGTTCGCAAACAATGAGAAGAAACCTAGCTAATACACAAGCTATGCTTTCTTATCAAGTGACTCCTAGTTTTATAACTAATGGTACAGTAGTTCCATTACAGACTTTAAATCATGAAGAAGCTTTAGCTTTGCTAGCAACTCCAGAATGGACTGACCCAAGTCCACCGGTAAAATAATAAATAAAATATAATTAAATTAAATAAAATGAGTAAAGTTAAAAAAGAACATTTAGACAAAATAAAAGAACAACAAGAGAATTTACAAAAGCTCGTAGGTAACATAGGAGCTATTGAATCTCAAAAACATGCTATGCTGCATGAATTGGCTATTACAAATGCAGAAGTAGAAGATTTTAAAAAAGAACTAGAAAAAGAGTACGGTAAGATCAATATTAATCTTGAGGATGGTTCTTACACTGAGATAGAAGCTGAAGAACTAAAAGTTGAAAATGTCTAGTGTAATAAGAAAAATAAGTATTGGATCTGACTACAAAAATGATGCTATGCATTATTCAGTTGGTCAAGAGGTTTACGGTGGTCATACTATATGCGATATATTAAACAACGAACAAAGCGGTGAGTATTCTATTTATATTAAAAAGAATAACGAAGTATTACCATGGAAAAGGTTTAATAACAACATGGCTATAGCTGTAGAGTTCGATCTTAAATACTAATGAGAAGTTTATATAACTTTATTATAAGACCTTACAAAGAAAGATACGATAACGTTAAGTTTGTGGATGGTAAGGAATTATTAATAAATACAAATATAGAAAACCATTTATTTGTAAGTAAAAAAGCTGTAGTTGTTTCTACGCCTGCAGCTTTCGACACAGATATAAGATGTGGAGATATCGTTTATGTGCACCACAATTTATTTAGAAGATGGTACGACCAAAAAGGTAAAGAAAGGAATAGTTCAACTTACTTTAAAGATGATTTATATTTTTGTGATATACATCAAATATTTATGTATAACTTGAAATGTCATTTAGATTATTGCTTTGTTAAACCTATTAAAGAAAAATCACATCTAACGGTAAATAATGAAAAGGAACACTTTGGTATATTAAAGTATTCTAATAGTTCATTAGAAGCTGTAGGACTAAAACCTGGAGCACTTGTTATATTTACACCAAACTCTGAGTTTGAGTTTATTATAGATGATGAAAAATTATATTGTATGAAATCAAAAGATATAGCTATCACTTATGGACGTAAAGAAAACCAAAAAGAGTATAATTCAAGCGGGTCAACTAGCAGTAGCAGAGTTGATAAAAGTAGCAAAAGAACCGATAGTGGATACGGGAGAGGATGTAACTGCGGATCGTTTGAAGAATGCCGCTGCTACTAAAAAGCTAGCAATATTTGATGCTTTTGAAATACTTTCTAGAATACAGGAGGAAGAAGATAGATTAAGTGAAAAGCCTAAACAAAAGAAAGAAGAGAGAGTATTTAAGTTTGCGGAAGGGAGAAGCAAGTGAGTTACACACAAACACTCTGGAAAGAACTTAAAGATGTAGTTAATCCTAAAATACTATCTAAACAAAATAGATACAAAAAATGGGAGTATGGCTATAACGAAGATTATGATTTTATAGTAATAAGTAAAACTGGACAAATTGGACAGATCATTGAAATACAAAATCTTCGCATCGCATTACCAGCAGAAGATAAACCTTTTAAACGAAGCAAAGTTCAAAAGGAACAATATTGGGAAAAACAAGAATACCCGAAAGCTTTAAGTAGAATAAAAAGTAGATTTGATTGGGACGAATACCCAACAGAGTTTAAAGAAGAATGGTTTGATTATATAGATGAAGAATTTAAAAAACGAGATGAAGGGTATTGGTTTTATAATAACGGTAGCCCTACTTATATCACAGGTACTCACTATATGTACTTGCAATGGTCAAAAATCGACGTCGGAGCTCCCGATTACAGAGAGTCAAACAGACTCTTCTTCATATTTTGGGAAGCATGCAAAGCAGATGTTAGATGCTATGGAATGTGTTACCTCAAGAATAGACGGAGTGGCTTTAGCTTCATGTCATCCGCAGAACTTGTTAACCAAGCCACAATATCTTCAGACGC